TCCCCCTAGCCAATGGTTAAATAGCTAGAAGAACCTCCGAGGGCGTCTTAAAAGACCCCTTGTAGCGGCTTAACAGAGCGATATCCTCTAGTAATGTACAGAGGACTTCGGTCATATAAGCCGAGCGGTTGAACTCAGTTGCGTCGTACCAGCTTAAGCCTCGTTCCGGAGTCTCCCTATTAGGGAGACGCCACCAGATCCGCTTAGGCCTGACCGGTGCGTCAGGTAGCAACCCGGAAGGTTGGGCCTTCCCTTCAGCTCTAATCTTCTCTAAGCTTCGGACAAAGTCTGAAGCCCTGAGATGAATAGTGCGTCGGGAAGGTCCCGCCGACCAGGAGACTACCTGGCGATAGATAGGCAACACTGTTCTGAGAAACCTTTTGTCTTCCTCAACATCCACCCACAAAGGTGGGGTCGGGTCGGACTCAGGGTCCCAGTCCAGCGGCTTATCTATAAGTTCCCCCTCAGCTATGGCTAGTTCCCTCCCTCCTTCCTGGAAACTGACCGCCATTCTCCAAGCAGGATCCAACTCACGTTGGATCGCTAAAGAGAACGAGCGGCCGGAATCCCGGGCCCAGACTGCTCTACTAACGTCGAGCGGTCTGGGGGAGAGAGGGAACCCGCCTAAGCTGAGGGGGAACCCGCCGATCAAGCCCAGCACCTTATCAGCGTAGGCTGGGAGCCATGCCACGCGCCTAATCATGTAGTCCCTAAGGGGTTTCTCCAAACAAGAGTTCTGGCTCAGTAATGAGTCAATACTCAAAATTTGGCGGATCCCGAAAGACCTGCATGACACCAACCTGTCCTCTAAGAAGTCCCTTGGGAGGTTTCGAGAGGTGAGCCCTTTAACAGGAATCGCTGGAAAGCGGTTTCCGAGAAAGAGTTTACCATCCTCGATACCCCACTCAAGGAGCTTCTCTAAGAAGACGCCGCGCCGGACGGACTTTGCTCCGGTATCCTCGTAGTGCTTCCCTTCGGAAGGAGAGCCACCGCAATCGATCACGCATTGACGGTAACTTTGAGCTCCCGCTACTGTAGTAGCGATGAGCGCATCGTCACCGCAAATGCTGGATCTGATCCGCGGTTTCCTCCTTCCGGAAGCCTCAATGGCGGCTGCTTTCGCAACATCCAACCAGTAAAGGTGGATGAGCGAAAGTAGACACCACGAGGTGGGAAGCCCCATGAGGATACCCCTTGAAGTGAGGACCGGCGAGTCAGAGCCCTTGTAAATCAATTGCTGGGGTCCCGTAAGGGACCTCAGGATATCGATTTCAAGGAGCGACAACTTGCCGGACTCCTCTAGTCCGTCCACCGCGGCCTTAACGAGGTCGTGAGGGAGCAAGTCGGTTGCTCTAGTGAGGTCCGTAGAGATTAAAACCTCTGCGGTTGCCCCATTAAAGTGACCAACCAGCTCTTCATCACTAACCCCCTTAAGAGGTTGGTGGGCGCCTGGCGTGGCCCTCAGCCCGCGTAGAAGGTGTTTGCGGACCGAGTGGCCGAGAACTTGACACCAAGCTGGTCCAACATTAACTACCCTCGTCTTCAGCCCCCTCTC